TTGTATTATCACCAGGACAATGGTCCTTTGATAATTTCGGACAAATATTAATTGCAACCGTTAAAAATGGAAAAACTTATAAATGGAATCCTGAAACAGATGGTCTTCAAACAAGAGCAACTGTAATATCTGGAGCTCCAACTGCTTCTGTTATGACAATTGTTTCTGATAGAGATAGACATTTAATTGCACTTGGAACTGAGACAACAATTGGAACAACTTCAACACAAGATCCAATGTTTATAAGATTTTCAAATCAAGAAGACTTTAATACTTGGACACCCACTGCAACAAATACAGCAGGTACATTTAGATTAGATACAGGTAATTTTATTGTTGGAGCTGTACAAGGAAAAGATTATATATTTATTTTAACAGATCAAGCAGCTTATGTTATGCAATTTGTTGGACCTCCTTTTGTATTTTCAATTAGACAGGTGGGTACAAACTGTGGATGTATTGGTCAACATTCAATAGTCTTTGCACAAGGTGCGATATACTGGATGGGATTTGGTGGAGGATTCTTTACTTATGATGGAACGGTAAGACAATTATCCTCTTTAGTTGAAGATTTTGTATTTACAACTGGTGGAGATAATTTAGGAATAAATTATGGTGCATCTGATATAGTCTACGGTTCACATAACAGTTTATATAATGAAGTAATTTGGTTTTATCCAAGTGCAGGTGAATCTCAAATAAATAGATCAGTAGTTTATAACTTCGTTGAAAATACTTGGACTACAATGTCACTTTCTAGAACAACTTATTCAGATGCACAGACATTTGATAAACCATATGCTACTAAATTTTTACCAACTACAGTTCCAACTTTTCCAACGATTAATGGTGCAACTAATTTAAATGGTGCATCTAGTTACTATGAACATGAAGTAGGTGTTAATGATGTAAGTGCGCTTGGAGTTAAAACAGCTATTCCTGCATATATTGAATCTGGGGACTTTGATTTAGATGTAGAGGGAGATGGCCAGTATTTAATGAAGATAAATAGATTTATTCCGGACTTTAAAATACTAACAGGAAATGCTAAAGTAACTTTATTGTTAAGAAGTTATCCCTCTCAAACACAAAATAGTCAGATGTTAGGACCTTATACTGTAACTTCATCTACAACTAAGATAGATACTAGAGCAAGAAATAGATTAATGAGTATTAAAGTTGAAAATGAATCTACAGATGAAAATTGGAGATATGGATTATTTAGAGTAGACCTTCAACCTGATGGAAGAAGATAATGGCAAAAATTACAACATATATACCGGAACCAAGTCAAGAGTATTCTGCTGAAAATCAAAGACAAGTTCTACAAGCTTTAGAGACATTAAAAGATCAATTAAACTTTTCTTTCCAAGAAGATTTAAGAGAAGAGATAGGAACTTATAATTGGTTTTTAATTGGTACTGGGGTTAGAAGAATAATTAAAACTAAAATTTCAGATGTTGTTATTGTAAGTGGACAATCTATGACTTCTAATGTGGGGTCTGTAACCGTAACTATAACATGAGTGTATTTTATAAAATAAAAGGATACGATTTAACGACAAATGGTTTAACAACAGTATTGTCTATTGATGCTTCTTCAGTTGCTATTATTAAAGAAATAACTGTGGCTAATGATACAACTTCATCTACAGAGGTTAATTTTTATGTACGAGATAGTTCTGCCTCAACTGAATATAAGTTTTATCATACTTTTATTGTAGCTAATAATACAGAATATGCTGTTAATAATGCACTAGTTTTAGAAGAGGGTGATAGTTTAAAATTTCAATCGGCAACGGGAAATGCCATCTCTGGACAAATCTCTTACGCTTTGATAAATAGAACACAACAAAACGGATAAAGATATATATTAAGATATGGATAAGAAAGAATATATTATTGAAACTGAAACAGTAACAATAATAAAGAATAAGAAAACAGGTCAAGTTTATAAAGACGAAGAAGAACTTAAAACTGCTAACGTTGATGCACAAGATATAAGTAGAGACGTTGTAGTTAAAGTTACTAATAAAGGATTAGAAGTATTTAAGAAATTTATGAGTGAAAAATGAAACCTAGAGGTGGCACAGAATTACAGTTTGAGTTTTTAGAAAAACATGTAAGTAAAGATTTACTAGATCAGGTACAAATTTGTACATCTGTTCCAGGTAAAGTTCCATTAGATCCAACTAAAGTAAATATTCTTTGGCAAAAGAATTCATACGATCAACCAAATTTAGCGCCATGGTTTAAGGACAAATCTAATCATAATAAATATGATTGGTATGTATTTAACTCACATTGGAACTATGAAAAATTTAGATATTATTTTGATGTACCAACTGAAAAATGTATTGTTATAAAGAATGGTGTAATGCCAATAGTTCCTAGAACTAGACATGTAAAAGGTGATCCTATTAAATTAATATTCCATCCAACTCCATGGAGAGGTTTGAATGTAATTCTAGCTGCAATGCAACTTGTTAAAAATCCTCTTATTAGTTTAGATGTTTATTCATCAACTGAAGTATATGGAGATGCTTTTAAAGAAAATAACGATTCACAGTATCAAGAATTATATGAACAAGCTAAGTCATTATCTAATGTAAATTACATTGGTTACAAACCTCATGAATATATAAGAGAAAATTTACATAAATATCATATCTTTGCTTTTCCAAGTATTTGGGAAGAAACATTTTGTATATCAGCGCTAGAAGCAATGGCCGCTGGTCTTTATTGTATTACAACTGATTATGGTGCTTTATATGAAACAGGAGCAGAATTTATAACGTACGTTCCATATGAGAAATCATTTACAAGTTTAGCGCACAAGTTTGCTTATGCAATTGAACATGCAGCAGGGACCTTGGATCATCCGTCAATTAGACAACATTTAGATATGCAAATAGATTACACAAATAGATTTTATAATTGGAATAAGATTGGTTATGCATGGACTAAGTTTTTAGAAGGAGCTATTAATGCAAGACGCAAGTAAACCTATTTGGTTTAAAAAAGAAGAAGTAAATACTAATGAAAATGTTAAAATAGATTCAGGTGATCTTGATTTTAAAAAGATAAAGTTATTGGTTGCAACGCCAGTTCATTCTGAAGTATCTATTCATTACACAGAATCATTATTAACATTACAGGGAATGGGTCATTCATTAGGACTTGTAATAGATTTTTTATTATTAAAATCATCATTAGTTACACAGGGAAGAAATTTATGTGTAGCTAATTTTTTAAATAAGAAAGAATATACACATATGTTATTTATAGATGGTGATATATCTTTTGATCCATCTTCTGTAGTTAAATTATTAAAGTGCGATAAAGATGTTATTTCAATTCCATATCCAATGAAGACTATAAATTGGAATAAGGTACATGGTAGAATTAATGATCAAAAAAATATTAGTATAGAAGACCTGTCTAAATCTGGTTTTACATATCCAATAAAAGTAGAGGATCAACAAAGCATAACTGTTAGTAAGGGTATTATGGAAGTAACTCATGCTCCAACTGGATTTATGCTTATTAAAAAAGAAGCCATTTTAAAGATGATAGAAAAATATCCTCATCTAAAAATTAAACAACCAACAATAATTAATGGTGAAACAAAAGATACTGAAAATCTATGGAACTTCTTTGATACATGGTTTGATCAAGAAACGAATAAATACTATGGAGAAGACTTTGCATTCTGTCAAAAATGGAGAGATATAGGTGGAAAATGTTATTGTTATGTTGATGATTTTATTACTCATGTTGGAGAATATTCATTTGAAGGTAAGTTTATTGACGAATTGATAAACACAAGAAAGATTGACGAATCCAATAAAAACAAGTAAAGTCTACTGTTTTCAGGATATTTACGCCTGCCTTATTAACTATTATTAATTTATGACAATAGCGCGAACACAGATGAATAGACAATTATATCAAATGGGTGGAATGGGAATAGGATCATTATCTCCTATGCAACCGGCAATGCAATCAGCAATGTATAATCCATTGCAAAATAATTATTATAGTGGAATGCCTACAATGATGGCTGGTGGTGGAAGTGCAAAACTAGTAGAACGTGAACAATACGGTTTAGGTAGTGTTCTTAAAAAATTTGCTAAGACATTTATACCAAAAGAATTAGATCCAGTT